ATCTAATATTATGATGACGATTATGCGAACTGGCCTCGAAGACCAGCCGGAATCGGTCCGGATCCGTATAGAGATTATTATGCTCGTGTGTTATCCACTGGCCTTGTGCCAAATTCTGCTGAATATATTAAGGATACTGCTTTAAATTTTTGTAAGAAACAGAAATTAAAAGAGGCTTTAGTCAAATCTGTTGAGCTTATTAAATCATCTTCTTTTGATGAAGTTTCGAAGGTTATTGACGAGGCTTTGAAACTTGGTTCGGATAATAGTTTAGGATATGAATATTTAGCTGATTTTGAGAAGAGGTTTGAATTGAAATCCCGCGACCCCGTAACAACTGGATGGCGCCACATTGATGAAGCTTCGCTTGGGGGTTTGGGAAAGGGGGAACTTGGCGTTGTCGTAGCACCAACCGGGGCGGGAAAATCCATGGCTTTGGTCCACCTTGGCGCCCAGGCACTTATTCTAGGCAAAAATGTTTTGCATTATACGCTAGAATTGGCGGATACTGTTGTGGCAAGCAGGTATGATTCGGCTATAACTGGTGTAGAGTTGAGAAACCTGCCCGTGTTTAAGGAAAAGATATATGATGAAATTAAAGATATTAGCGGTAAGTTGATTGTAAAAGAATACCCCACAAGATCGGCGTCAATACAAACAATCAAGAATCATATCGATAAGTTGCGCCGTCGAGATTTTATCCCCGGCTTAGTTATCGTGGATTACGGGGATCTCATAAAACCTGAATCGTCCGGAAAAGATGAGAAAAGACACCAGTTGGAAACTATTTATGAAGAACTGAGAGGCCTTGCACAATTATGTGAGTGCCCTTTATGGACCGCATCACAGACAAACAGATCAGGATTAAACGCAGAAGTGATCACAATGGAATCTATTTCAGAAGCATTCAATAAGTGTTTTGTCGCGGACCTTATTTTCTCTATTTCTAGAACGATAGAAGACAAAAATACAAATACTGGTAGGATTTTTATAGCCAAAAATCGCAATGGCCCCGATGGTTTAATTTATCCTATTTTTATGGATCCCAGCAATGTAAAAATTAAAGTTTTAGATCCAACTAATGAAAGTATTGATGATATTATTGAAAAATCTTCCAAAGAAAAATTAGAAAATTTGAAACAGAAGTACGCAGCTTATAAGAAAGAAAAAGGAGGAGACTGAAGTGGAGCTATCAAATAAAATTCTGTCAGATATTACGGTATATATGAAGTATGCTCGGTTTTTAGACAAAAAGAAAAGGAGAGAAACGTGGGAAGAACTTGTAACTCGTAATATGAATATGCATTTAAAAAAATTTCCTAATCTAGAATTACAGATTAGGAAATCTTATAAAATGGTTTTTGGAAGAAAGGTTCTTCCATCTATGAGATCGATGCAATTCGGGGGAAAACCTATTGAGGTGGCGCCAAATCGTATTTTTAATTGTGCGTATATGCCTGTTGACGACTGGCGCGCCTTCGGCGAAGCGATGTTCCTTTTATTAGGCGGAACGGGTGTTGGATACAGTGTACAAAGACATCACATCGAAAAATTACCTGAAATAAGAAGGCCAAACATGAAAAGAACGAGAAGGTTTTTGGTGAATGACTCGATTGAAGGGTGGGCAGATGCCATTAAAGCCCTTATGAGATCTTATTTTTATGGCGGCTCTCGCCTCCGATTTGATTTTTCAGATATTCGTTCGAAGGGCACCCGTTTGGTTACCTCCGGTGGTAAAGCCCCCGGTCACCAACCTCTTCGTGAATGTTTGGTCAAGATAGAGGGCATGTTAACTGATAAAGCAGACGGCGATCACCTTCGCCCCATAGAGGTGCACGATATAGTTTGTTATATCGCAGATGCTGTTCTTGCCGGCGGTATCCGTCGCGCAGCTCTAATATCGCTATTCTCGGCTGACGATCAAGAAATGATTTCTGCAAAGACGGGGAATTGGTGGGAAATAGATCCCCAACGTGGGCGCGCCAACAATTCAGTAGTTCTTTTAAGACATAAAATTGATAGAGAATACTTTATGAATTTGTGGTCGCGCGTTAAGGCATCTGGAGCTGGCGAGCCTGGTTTTTACTTTTCTAATGACAAGGACTGGGGTACCAATCCATGCTGCGAGATAGGCCTCAGGCCACATCAATTCTGCAACTTAACTGAAGTTAATGTTTCTAATGTAGAAGACCAAGAAGATCTTGAAGAAAGAGTGCGCGCCGCAGCTTTCATTGGAACTTTGCAAGCAAGTTACACCGATTTTCATTATTTGAGAGATGTGTGGAGAAGAAATACAGAAAAAGATGCATTAATCGGCGTAAGTATGACAGGCATAGCATCAGGAAAGGTTTTGGCCCTTGACATGACCACCGCAGCTCGGATAGTAAAAGAGGAAAATATTCGGGTCGCTGAATTAATTAAGATTAACCCTGCAGCTAGAACTACTTGTGTTAAACCAGCCGGAACAACCTCATTAGTTTTGGGCACGTCTTCGGGTATCCATGCATGGCACAGCGAATATTATATTCGTCGACTAAGGGTTGGTAAGAACGAGTCAATTTATAATTATTTGTCGTCAAGTCATCCGGAGTTAATAGAAGATGAATATTTCAATCCACATACCACCGCGGTCATATCAATTCCGCAGAGATCCCCAGTCGGCGCCATATTAAGAACTGAATCAGCACTTCAATTACTCAAGAGGGTTAGACATGTTACTGACGAGTGGGTTCGAACAGGTTTTCGCAAAGGACAAAATACACATAATGTGTCAGCAACTATTTCAATCAAAGATGCGGAGTGGACAGATGTTGGAGAGTGGATGTGGGAAAATAGGAATAGTTATAACGGCTTATCCGTTCTGCCTTATGACGGCGGCTCTTACACACAGGCTCCGTTTGAAGAATGTTCGAAAGAAACCTACGATGTAATGTTTGATTCGTTGGGAAGAGTAGACTTGTCATCTGTGCGAGAAGAAGATGATAACACTGATCTTACAGGGGAGGTGGCTTGTTCTGGTGGGCTGTGCGAAGTAAAATTTGTATAAAAGTTGTTGACATTTTTGATAGAATATCCTATAATATAAGAGACCATAAAAAAAGGAAGGCCGTATGCCTAAAAATTTAAGTAAATTACAACCCACCAACCGACATTTGTTGGTTATACCACACCCCCCGAAGAAAGAGGAGAAGACAACAGTTCTTCTTCCGGACGATTATACCGCCACCGTCGCGACTTATGCAGTTGCAACGGTAGTTGATGTGTCTTCTGATTGTAATGAACAATTTCGCAAATTAAAATCTCAAGTTCCGGATAAAAGAGAGGTTTTGATTAACCAGAGCATGCTGGAAACTGTATCAGTAAAAGGAAAGAACTACCACCTTATACTAGAAAATTATGTTATTGGTATTTTTAAAGAATGGGGATCCCGATGAGAATAGGTCTTTTACTAGTTTGTTTATTATTTTTTATTACTTGCGAGGATAGCACACATGAATACCCGCCTAGGCGAGACGCAAATACTTCTTTAACTGTACCCGACGTAACGGTTTTAGACTCTTCTGCGCCCGATGCTGACGCATATATTATAAGACAATGGGACGCCGGAGCACCCGATATTGGGCCCGACGCCTCTCCCCCAATTGTTTGTGAGCGCCTCGGCATGCGCGAAAATTGTGATATTGGGGGCCTTTTGGGCCCATGCGCGGAGGGCCAACGCGTTTGTTTTGTGACTAGTTGGTCCGACTGCAGCCCAATTAACTTTCCAAGAATGGAAGTCTGTGATGGAATCGATAACGACTGTGATGGCCAACTGAATGAATCTCACCCAAATTTGAGAGATGAGTTTGCAGAACCTCAGCACCCTACACTGTTTGTAAGTTGTTATACTGGGCCCGCAGCCTCAGCAAAAGAGGGTACTTGTATGTCTGGCATCTCGGTGTGCCGAGAGGTATCTATCGCCACCGACGCCGGCATCGAAACCCATTATGAATATGGTTCTTGTGAGCGTCAAGTATTGCCGTCCGCAGAAGAATGCGATACATTAGATAACGACTGTGACGGCCAGACAGACGAGGGTGTTTTGAATGTTTGTAACGAATGTGGCGCAGATCCAGTTGAAGTTTGCGACGGCGGTCACTTTGATGAAGACTGTGATGGGTTGGTTGATGAAAATTTATTAAACGTATGTGGTGAGTGCGGCGAAGATCCTATTGAGGTGTGTGATTTAGTAGATAATGACTGTGATGGTCAAACTGATGAAGGGCTATTAAATGCTTGTGGCGAATGTGGTGACGCGCCCCGCGAGTTATGCGATTTTGTGGATAACGACTGCGATGGAAACATAGACGAAGATTTTGCCGATGAAGTTTGTGCATGCGACCACCCAGATTACGTCCCCCAGCCAGAGATCTGTAACGGCGCCGACGAGGATTGTGATGGATTTATAGATGAGGGCCCCGACGGTGGCCCCTTGTCTATGTTATGTTCCACCGACCTTATTACGAATGAGGTATTGACATACGATCGCCGCGAAGACGGCCCGCAGTACGTTGCTGGGGACTGCCGCCTCGGAGCCGCCTTTTGCGAGCGCCGCCGTGATGCGCAGGGCGCACTACAGTATGGATATTTTGACTGCCAGCAAGAGATTCGCCCCGGCGTTGAGCGATGCAATGAAGAGGACGACGACTGTGATGGAATCGCCGACGAAGATTTTTTACAGGGCAGTGTAGCTGTCATGATGGTTGTGGATGTCTCGGGCTCTATGGACCAGAGGGAGTTGGGAATCGCTTTTGATGCCACTCGGAATTCCGTGCAGAGACTTTTTAATGGCGGCGTAGTTGACGTTTGCTATATGCTGTCGGTTGTTGGTAACGATGACATGCCTGACCCATACTTATTCTATCCTGGAGACACTTGTGTTCCAGGAGTTGAGGATCCTCAGGTGGTTCCCATTGAAGATATGACTAACGCGGTTAATACTTTAAGATTAAATCTGCAAGCAGGTATAATCAACCAAGGAGGCTCTACCGAAAATACGTTAGATGCAATCGGAAAATTCTTCACTGACGATAGAATTGATTGGAATAGGGATGGTGTCAACGACAGCGTTCTATGGAGTACCAACCGACCAGCGGCGCAGATTCAAGGTATTGAAGACGCCTGGGACATAGATCTCAGCGAATACACCCACCGCATTGTCATTGTTATTGGGGATGAACAAGCGCAGGGCGTCGAATTTAATAACCATGCCGCGGCAAGTGCCATGGCACACGCAAATGGAATGGTATTCATAATCGGCAATCCTCAAAACAGTTGGAGTTATCAGCCGCTCATTGACTTTGGTGCTGTTCACTCCAATGGCTTGGCTGGTTTTGGTGCTCAACAAGAGCAGCAGATCACAGATGCAATTACGGAAGCCATCGAAGAGGCTGCCTGTATTAATAACCGGCAGGAAGAAGAGGAAGAAGAAGAGGAGCAGGCTTCTAGTATTTTTAATCAATACAAATATGTTATGTATACGTACAACGCCTACCGCAACCATTATGATTATGCTTTTTCTCAATGTTTTTAAACGAGGTCGTGATAGGGTCCTCGGTACAATCAATGCTTTATGCTTTTTTTACGGACCGGTATCATATTTTAAACCCCAGTTTTTTGCCTCTTTTTTATGAGCGTTTGGACATGAATATTTTTGGGACAAAAAACACGAAAGAAATTTGGACGCGTCTTAAGCTCATGAATTCTTTTTTGGGCAAAGAGTTGGGTGGTGTAAATTTAAGGCAAATAAGAATAGAGGATAAAAAAATAAGAATGACCTATGTCCGTAGTGTGGTTGAGCATGAGTTTGATAAATGTTTCGTCTTTAATACCGAAAACTTATTAGTAGAAAATGAGATAGCACACCCAGCGGAGACAGAGTTTAAAGTTGTTGACGATTTTGAAGTTAATAATTTGGGAAAACAAGCATTAACTGTTGAAATCATTAACCGCAGGACACCGTTCATCAACAAAGTAAATTTTTATACTTCGGGGCGAATAGATGGTGCTAAATATGTTACAGATTGCGTTTCAGAGTCTACTTTGACTAAGGAACAGCTTGGAAATGTTGATTACTCAGATACGATAGCGAAATTTATAATTCAAGACGTGTTGAAAAAAACGTATAAAAACCCTATAGTTAGCCATCGTAGCAGGAAAGCCGTGCCCGTTGAACGAACCGTATATAAAAATTCTGAAAGTGTGAAATTTCTGAATTTATCTTTAGAAGAGATAGTCGATGCATGCAGCGCCTAAGGGCAGAAACTTGGCGGGAATTATTCCTCTATCGGGGAAAGAAAAAACCTTTGGCATGCCTTGGTCAGACTATTTACAGCCTATATCGGAAGATTATACTGCTTTGGAAAAAAGCGTTTATGAATGCGCCCTTGCGGGTTGCGACAGCATATGGATAGTATGTAACGACGACTCGGCGCCTTTAGCCAAATATCGAACGGGGGATTATATATTGGACCCACAAATATTTAATCATTGGTCTTTTTTAAAGAATAAGGAAGATCACAAAGAATATATTCCCATTTTTTATGTACCTATAAACCAAAAAGATAGAGATAGAAGGGATAGTTTTGGGTGGTCCATTCTTCACGGCTCTTTAACTGCTTTTACTGTTTCGTCTAGAATAAGTAGCTGGTCAAAGCCTACAAAATATTTTGTATCCTTTCCTTGGGGCTTATATGATTATAAAATAATAAAAAATCATCGTGGTCTCATAAGGGGAAAAGAATCAGTTTTCTTTTCTCATGCTGGTAAAACGGCACGAGATAATAAATATTTGCCATTTACCTTCTTTCCAGAAGATTGGTTAATTTATAAACGAGCGCTAAAAGAAAATTGTACAGGTGGCGATCCGAATCTTCCTCTCAAAGAAAGATGGTCTTCTAAAGATTTTACGCTTGACAAAATTTTTAATCATGGTATTATAGAGATGGATCAAAAAATAGAGGTGGGGCAATATTATACTATGGAAGACTGGTCTAGTCTTTTGAGTTATTATAAATCTGACTTAAACTTAGAGCGCCCATCTAAAATTGTTTTAAAACCTTATAGGAGAAAGAAATGAATAGAAATAATAGCACCATTCCTTTTGTTGGGCTTCACGCACATTCCGTCGCCGGTTCGCCCTTTGACGCACTTGGATACCCTCAAGAACATATGGATTTCGCCTTTGAAAATGGAATGGATGCTTTAGCACTGACCGATCATGGTAATGCAAATGGCTTGTCATACCAGGTCTTGCATGCGAAGAAGATGATATCTGCTGGTAAAAGCTTTAAACCAATTTTTGGCGTCGAAGCTTATTTCATACCATCAGTTACTAACTGGAAAAAAGAATATGAAAATGTGAAGTCTTTAGCTAAAAGAAAGTCAGAGTACGAGGTTGACTCTTCTGGCACAACTGTCGAAGACGACGAGTCAAAAAAGAAAATGAAATCAATTCTTAATCGCCGGCGCCACTTAATTCTTTTAGCCCAAAATCCAGTTGGCCTTAAAAATATTTTCAAGATGATTTCTATTTCCTATACTGGCGACAATTTTTATAGGTATCCACGCGTTGATTATTCACTGCTAAAAAAGCACAACGAAGGGGTTATTGCGGCTTCTGCGTGCTTGGGTGGAATTTACGCGGGTAACTACTGGGAAAATAGAGATCAAGGATCCACAGCAGTTATTGCGGCGATGCGCAAAACTACCCTTAAAATGCAGCAGATTTTCGGAGATCGTTGGTACGGGGAACTACAATGGAACAACATCCCAGAACAACATGAATTAAATAACTATATTATTCAGATGCATCGGGAATATGGAATCGAATTAATATCAACCGCTGATAGTCATTATTATAATCCTAGTGCCTGGAAAGACAGAGAACTCTATAAAAGACTTGGTTGGCTAGGCCGATCTAGGCCAGGATATCTCACGGAAGAACTACCGGATTCCGTCGAGGACGTCGGGTACGAGTTATATCCTAAGAATGGCGACCAAATGTGGCAGTCATATAAAAAATATTCTAAGCAGGCTGGAGTGGAATATGATGATCATCTTATTTTGGATTCGATTAAAAAGACCTACGATATAGCACATGATCGCATTGAATCGTTTATGCCAGATAATACCGTTAGGTTGCCGGATTTTGTAGTACCAGAGGATTCTACCCCGGCAGAAGCCTTAGCTTCTTTGTGTTTGGACGGGGCCCGCAAGATTGGAGTTCTGAAAAACCCAGAATACTCTGACAGATTAAAAAGAGAAATTGATGTTATTGATTCTAGGGGGTTTTCTAAGTATTTTTTAACTATGAAAGCTATTTCCGACCGCGCGGTGAGGTCGCAGCTCGTCGGCCCCGGTCGCGGTTCCGCGGCGGGGTCTTTAGTATCTTATGTGTTGGGGATTACACAGGTCGATCCTATCAAATACGGTTTACAATTTGAAAGATTTTTGACGAGAGGAGGCGCCGGATACCCCGATATTGATTATGATGTATCGGATCCCATGACTCTTAAAGAAGAATTAATTTCCGAGTGGGGCGACAATACGGTGGTTCCAATCACCAACTGGAATACATTACAACTTCGGTCTCTTATGAAAGATATTTCTAAGTTTTATGGGATTGAGTTCGCAGAAGTCAACAATGTAACGAGCAAAATGGTGTATGAAGCCACTCCGCTAGCGAAGAAAGAACATGGAATCACCGCTGGAGTTTATGTCCCGACTTTTGAAGAGTTAATGAAATATTCTACGACTCTTCAGAATTTTCTAAATAAGTACCCACAAGTTAAAACGCACGTCAAAGCTCTATCTGGCCAGACTCGTTCGGCTTCTAGGCATGCCGGCGGGGTAGTCGTGGGTGAAAACTTAGACGAATGGATGCCACTTATAAATAGCGGCGGTGTGCGCCAAACACCATGGGCGGAGGGTCAGAATGTTCGACATCTAGAACCTATGGGTTTCATTAAATTTGACATTCTTGGCCTCGCTTCTTTAAGAATGATGGAAGGCGCCATTGAGCGAATTCTTCGTCGCCATCACGGAATAGAGAATCCATCTTTTGGGGAAATAAAAGAATTCTACAATAAAAATCTACATCCCAATGTTATTGATTTAAATGACAGATCAGTATGGAAAAACGTTTTTCACTCTGGCCGATGGGCGGGCATTTTTCAGTTTACAGAACCTGGAGCTCAAAATTTCTGCAAAGCAGCAAAACCTAATAATATTATTGATTTATCCTCTGTTACATCTATCTATCGCCCGGGCCCACTTTCGGCCGGAGTGGATAAACAATTTGTGCACGCTAAAAACAACCCTGTGGAAATCGAATATTTGAACGAGCATGTGAAGGGAGTCACAGAAGAGACTTACGGATATCTTATATTTCAGGAGCAGATAGCGCTGCTCGCTCATAGATTAGGAAAGAATTTGTCTTTGGACGAGGGCAATAAGCTTAGAAAACTTTTGACGAAGAAGGGCACAGGAGAAGTACAAGAACAGAAGGATTTAATCTGGCTTAAATTTTGTGAAGGGTGTGTGGAAAAAGGCATGCCCAAATGGCAGGCGAAAGAGCTTTGGAATAAGTTTGAATATTTTTCGGGTTATGGGTTCAATAAATCCCACGCTGTATCCTATTGTATTTTATCGTTTCAGTGCGCATGGCTATTCAATTATTATGAGCCTGAGTGGTTGGCCGCTTACTTGGATAAAGAACCGGAAAAGAAAAAAGAGAGAGCCATCTCTACCGCGAAGTCTTATGGATATAACATAGAACCACTTAACGTGAACACCTCTGGGGTATCCTGGCAAATAAGTGAGGACAACCAGACGCTGATACAACCTCTAACTTCGATTAAGGGCTTGGGTGATGTGGCAATTCAGCAGATTATAGCTCATCGTCCTTTCAACACAGTAGAGGATTTTTTGTTTCATGATGAGGTTAAATATTCGAAATTGAATAAGAAGGCTATTGATGCTTTGGTAAGAGCCCAAGCCTTGAATTGTTTGATGGATGATAGGTTTACAGGCCTGCGACATTTTTGGTCAGCTATAGCCGTTGATCGGCCTCGAAAATTAAAGAACCTGGAGGAAAACATAACAACTTATGCCGCAGAGGGAGATTTTACAGAAGAGGAAAAATTAGAATATCAAGTATCTCTCACCGGTGTTTTCCCAATTAGTGCAGTGATCACCGAGTCTGTTCGTGCTAAACTGAATCACCTCTATGTTCCACCGATTTCTGAATTTGATCCTGATCTTGGGGTGACTTGGTTTATACCACGAGAGTGTATTTTGAAAAAAACAAAGAATGGTAAGGACTTTTATGTTGTTAAAGTCATTGATGATAACAACGAGACAAATACGATAAGGTGCTGGGGCATAGACCCGAAAAAAGATCGGGTTCATATTAACCGACCTTATATGGCGCGCCTAAAATATGATCCAAATTGGGGATTTTCAACATTTAGTATGAGGAGAATGTTTAAACTGTTAGCATAAGAAAGGAAAATTATGATTTTTAAAGAAAAAGCAAAAATATACAGGATGAGAGAAACAGCGAAAATCCCAGTTAGGGCTCACGGTGGAGATGCAGGAATAGATTTTTTCTTTGCACCGCCGGACAATGAACCGATTATCATTGAGCCGGGATGTTCAGCTATTTTGGCTACGGGTATCAAAATAGAAGTACCTTCGTGGCAAATGTTACAAATTATGAACAAATCAAGTGTTGCATCGAAACGCTCAGTTATTACCGGGGCGTGTGTTATAGATTACGGATATAATGGAGAAATATTTATCAACCTTCATAATATTGGGACGACACCGCAGACATTTACACCAGGGTCGAAATTGGCACAGGGGGTTTTTATTAAAATTTCGCGACCGGATTTAATAGATTGGCCGGATGATAATATCTATGGTGTTTCCACAGATCGTGGCAGCGGCGGTTTTGGTTCTACAGGAGATAGATGATGGTATCACTTGAAAGAAAAATAAGAAGAAAAAAGCAAAATTCTGTTTTTAAGGAATTCAAAAAAAAGATGAAAAATCTTAAAAAGTTTATTCGGTGTTCCAAATGTGAAAAGGCGCCTGCACAAGGTGAAAATATTGATGATTGGTATATGGAGAAACACACTTCGGAAATAATATTGGTCTGCCCAGAGTGTGGGAGAGATACAAAGGTTTTTAATAATGAGTGAATTATTTTTTCAAACTGGTTTGAGTTTTGACGATGTCCTTTTAGTTCCGAAAAAAAGTTGTATAAATTCGAGATCGGAAATTGATATATCTTCCACGATTGGTGACGCTTCTTTTTCGTTGCCTGTTATTTCAAGTCCCATGGACACAGTAACAGAGTCACAGATGGCAGCTACGATGTCTGACCATGGTGGCTTGGGGGTGATTCACAGGTATAACACAGTTGAAGAACAGTGTAATTTAGTTCGTGACTGTTTGCCTGACCGTGTCATCGCCGCAGCAGTTGGTGTTACCGGGGATTTTAAAGAACGCTCCCGAGCTTTATACGAAGCCGGAGTTAGAATTTTGTGCGTTGATGTGGCCCACGGCCATCACATTCTTGTTGAGAGGGCTTTGAAATCTATTCGCGATATTCTTGGAGAAGGAGTATCAATTATGGCAGGAAATGTTGCAACGGCGGAGGCCTTTATTGATCTTGAGGACTGGGGCGCCAATGCCATTCGCGTGGGAGTTGGCGGAGGTTCGATCTGTTCGACCAGAATACAAACTGGTCACGGCATACCTACATTTCAATCGGTTTACGCATGTTCTTTTGTCTGCCGAGACGGTGGTGCAAAATTGATCGCGGACGGAGGTATTAAGAACGCTGGTGACGTTGTTAAATCAATTGCAGCGGGCGCAGATTTTGTTATGTTGGGCTCTCTCCTAGCTGGGTCTAAGGAATCTCCCGGCAGTGTCTTGAGAGGAAGGAATGGAAAAAAATATAAAGTGTACAGAGGAATGGCGTCGGTTGAGGCACAAGAAGCCTGGAGAGGTGAAGCACGCTCATTAGAGGGAGTTTCCACAACTATACCGTACAAGGGCTCGGTAAGGCACATTCTGTCAGATCTGAAACAAAATATAAAAAGTGGTTTTTCATACTCTGGCGCTAGAAATCAAAAGGATTTTAAAGAGGAGAGAACGTTTATCAGGCAATTGAATGCTGGTATAACAGAGAGTAATACTCATATCTTGAACAAGAGATGAACGTTAAGAAACAAAAAAAAGTAGTTTTTCACGAACTAGAAACAAATTACGCGGATTTCCTCATAAGATTAAAATATGATAATATAAAACAGGGAGATTTTTTTAGATTTTTGATCGGCAGCTACATCCAGAACAATACTGTTATGTTAAGTTTGGTTGAACAACATAAATTGCATGCAAAAACAATGGGTAAAACTTCAATATCTAGAGGGAAGAAAGATATTGAAATTTCAGAAGGTTTATTAAAAAGTTTGGGATTAACTGACTCCGAAAAAGAAAACATATTTGATATAATAGAAAGGAAGGAAGATTGAGTGAACAAGATGACTGCCCGCACACCTGTAAAGCAATTACCGAGCGGGAGCGTTGCGAAAATTGTGAGAGCAGGTATTGGACTGATTACCCCGACGCTTTAAATTGTACTTTTGTTGCTATTAGGAAGCATGGAGGGATGGCACTGTCTGAGGTGGCGAAAAGATTGGATTTGAGTTTGGTTCGTATTTCTCAAATAGAGAAGAAAGCAGTTGCGCTCCTTTATAAAAGGATA